TAGCTGAAGAAGTTTTCTCTCTTGATATGCCTATGCCAAGGTATGGTGATATGTTAGCTAAGCGAAAAGATGTAGAGGATAAAGCGTGGTGTGCTCGTGTTCAAGACAAATGTGACAATGCAAAAACATTACTATCCACAGATTTAGATACGGAATGGTTAACTATAGGCGATAGTCATACGGCAGCATTTGCCCCTAAAGGTAGTATGGTTATTAAGACAGATGGTCTTACACTTAATGGTCAGATTAAATCTAATTTTCAATATGTTCTTGACCACATGGCTAAATGCAATAATCTAATTGGAGTTACATTATGCTTTGGTAATATCGATATAAGACATCACCTATGCAGGTTAAATGTAGACCCAAGAGATATGTGGATAGATTTAAAAAGATTTGGTGATTGGCTACCGGTACCAGTTGAGTATTCAGTGCCTTGGCCCATAGAATTTGAAGGTAGAAGATTACCTAAGACTGGTTATTATAAACACCAACCATTTTGGGGTACACATTATGAAAGAAAAATGATGTTAGATAGAGTAATTGATACCATGGATATGGTGGAAATGAATAAAGTTATGTATCCAACCGAGTGGTTAAAGATGGATCCAGAAGTATTTGCAAAAACAAAAATGGAAAGTACTAGCTCGGTACATATATCACCTGAAGTATACAGACGAAAAGAATTCGGGGAAGAGTATGTACTTCCAATATAAATGTGATATAATATACCTATGAGATAACAAAGGAGTATAAATGGGAATAATGGATAAATTAGCGAAGAACTCTCGTATAAAGGAGTCTTCCCAACTTGACAAAAGCAAGTTGTTTAGTAATCAAGAAATGGTAACCACTAAGGTTCCAATGATTAACGTTGCACTATCAGGTGATCCAGACGGAGGTCTGACATCAGGTTTAACAGTATTAGCAGGACCAAGTAAGCATTTTAAGACTTCATTTGGATTGTTAATGGCGGCAGCATACTTAGATAAGTATGAAGAAGCTGTATTATTGTTTTATGATTCAGAGTTTGGTAGCCCGCAACAATATTTTAAGTCGTTCGGTATTGACACTTCGCGTGTTCTACATAGCCCCATTACTAATGTAGAAGAGCTTAAGTTTGATTTAATTCATCAGCTCGAACATATCGACCGCAACGACAAAGTCATTATAATGATTGACTCTGTCGGTAACCTAGCTTCTAAGAAGGAGCTAGATGATGCTATGAATGAGAAGTCAGTAGCAGATATGTCGAGAGCGAAAGCCCTCAAAGGTTTATTTAGAATGACTACCCCTTATCTAACGATGAAAGATATTCCATTGTTAGCAGTCAACCACACATATCAAGAAATAGGCTTATTCCCCAAAGCGGTCGTATCCGGTGGCACAGGTATATACTACTCCTCAGACAATATCTGGATCATCGGACGGCAGCAAGAAAAGAAGGGGACAGAAATTAAAGGATATAACTTTGTTATCAATGTAGAAAAGTCAAGGTTTGTCCGTGAGAAATCTAAGATCCCTATTGCAGTTACATGGGAAGGTGGTATTGAACCATATTCTGGTTTATTAGATGTAGCAATAGATGGTGGTTATGTTGTTAAGCCTACGATTGGTTGGTACTCAAAGGTTGATAGATCTACCGGTGAGGTAGAAGATAAGAAAGTACGTATTGCTGACACACTTAAAGAAGAGTTTTGGAAACCTATCTTTGATAATACAGATTTTAAGACACACATTAAACTCAAATATGAAGTCGGCCATGCTGACATGATTAAAGTATCACACCTAGAAGAAGGGTGGGATGATGAAGATTGAGACATTAATCTTACGTAACTTAATGTTGAATGAGGATTATACTCGAAATGTAATTCCTCATTTAAGAACTATATATTTTGAAGAACCACATAGAGCGGTCTTTAATGAGATTGTTGACTTCGTCAATAAGTTTAATAAGCTACCAAGTGCTGATGCACTAAGTATTGAATTAAGAAATAACCCTAAGGTTGGCTCTGAGTCTTTAGCTCTTATTCCTGAAATAAGTGTTATGGATAAAGAGAATACCCAAGAGTGGTTAGTTGAAAAGACTGAGAAATGGTGTCAAGACAGAGCAATCTATTTAGCAATTATGGATTCTATTAATATTATTGAAGGTAAGCATGAGACATTAGATAAGAATGCATTACCGCAAGTATTAAGTGAAGCTCTTGGTGTTAACTTTGATTTAAGAGTTGGTCACGATTATGTTGATGACTCTGATGGTCGTTATGATTTCTATCATAGGCAAGAAGAACACCTACCATTTGACTTAGAAAAGTTTAACACAATCACTAAAGGTGGTCTCGTCAAGAAATCATTGAATGTGGCTCTCGCAGGTACAGGTGTAGGTAAGTCTTTATTTATGTGTCATGTCGCTGCAGGGGCCTTGACTCAGATGAAAAATGTCCTATATATAACTATGGAGATGGCAGAAGAAAGGATAGCAGAACGTATTGACGCTAATCTAATGAATGTGCCTATTGACCAATTAGAGAATCTATCGAAAGATATGTTCGATAAGAAGATGCATAAGCTCACTGACAAAGGTGTTGGTAAACTTATTGTGAAAGAGTATCCCACTGGGGCAGCAAGCTCTATTCACTTTAGAGCATTATTAAAAGAATTAAAGATCAAACGTGATTTCACACCTGATCTTATTTGTATAGACTATTTAAATATATGTGCAAGCTCACGTATGAAAGCTATGGGTGGATCTATTAACTCATATATTATGGTCAAAGCAATAGCAGAAGAATTGCGTGGCATGGCGGTAGAGTATAACTTACCTATCGTTACTGCCACACAAACCACTAGATCTGGTTTCGCATCATCTGATGTGGGATTAGAAGATACGAGTGAATCATTTGGTTTACCGGCAACGGCTGACCTTATGTTTGCACTTATATCTACGGAAGAACTAGAGAACCTTAATCAGATAATGGTTAAGCAATTAAAGAATAGGTATAATGATCCTACAGGTGGGAACAAGAAGTTCGTACTTGGTATTGATAGAGCAAAGATGAGACTATATGATGTAGAAGATACTGCGCAAACTCTCAATGTAAGGGATGAGCCACCTAAGAAAAATACACAATTTGAGGATTTTACATATGAATAATATTTTGAAACCTTACATATCCAGAATGTTGAATAAAGAACATATGATGGCTATGACTAAGGTCAAATTAGAAAAGCTAGCTCGCAAAGAAGGCGTTGAGTTAGATAGACGTGAGAAGAAAGAATCTCTTGTCGAACAAATATTAACCTTGTGAGCACTCTATTAACAGGTCATGGTTGGGCATCTAAATATAAACACCTAAGGCATAAAAGACTCAGATGAAAGATTAAATAATCGTGAAAGAAAGTATGAATTAGTTGTACATGCAGAAATGAATGCTATATATAATGCTAGTCTTAATGGAGTTTCTTTAGCAGATTCTACATTATATGTATATGGTTTACCTGTTTGTAACGAATGTGCTAAAGGTATTATTCAATGTGGTATTAAAAAGGTTGTTGCAACAAGACCAACAGAATATAATGGAGCATGGGATAATTCAATAAAAGGAGCCGAAGCTTTATTTAAAGAAGCAGAGGTAATGTATTTAATAGACGTGGAGGAAGAATGAGCAAGACTGCAATACCGTATGTCATACGGAAAAGGGATCATAATAAAAATATTATCTCTAAGAAATATTTAAGTCATGGAACATTCAGATGTAAACGTCATCCAAACAGTAAGAGGTGTAAAAGTGCTTAAAGCATTATTTAATCAAGGCTATTCGAAAAAGTTCATGGACCGAATAGAATTTAGAAGAAAGGAATACTACGAGAAACGTAGAATTCAAACGATCCGTGACAATGCTATGAAGATGGCATATAACTGGTCACATGAATATCCTACTGGTACGCCATTAGAATATATTCGTGATGACATTATTGAATGTTGGGAAAGGAATTCAAAGGTTGGTATTTTTGCGAATATAGATAAGAAGCAAAATATACAAGTACCAAACAAATATCCATTAGATCCATATGAAAAAGAAGTTGGAATCCCATACAAATTAGAAGGAAAACATGAAAAATAAATTAATAGGTTTAATCTTAATTGCCGTATCTATGTCAGCACTCGCTGCCAATAGAGGCGCAGTTGTAACAGATCATTACCATGAGGTTGTATACTTACAACCATATACAGTTGAAGTATGTCAGAACCAACAAGTACAGGTAGGCAATGCAGACATTGCAAATAGTGCATTTTGGGGAGCAATCTTCGGTGGAGTTGTTGGTGATGCTTTAGATGATGAGAATGGTAAAGTTCCAGGAGCTATCATTGGTGCTATGATTGGTGCTAAAGATGCTGAAGGCAAGGTAGGTACAACTACAGCTATGGTGTGTAAGACTGAGACACGTAAGAAGTCTACTACCGTTAATGAATACTCACACTCAGTTATTAGATTTGAGTACGATGGTATTATGTACGAGCTCGACTTTATTAAAAGGTAATGGCTAAGAAAAAAAAGAAGTTTATACCATTTAATAGATGGTCATTCGTAGACCGCAATGATCTAGATACAGATCATTGGTATATTAGATTAGAGGGTGGTGAATACCACGATGTGATCTATCGTTATATGGATGTCAAATTAAATGATACAACCAAATCTATAAATTTCGATTATGAAATTGTAGAATATCCAATGGAAACTCCTCACGGTAATCCACAATTTAATGAAGCTGTTGGCGCTATACTACAAAGTATATTGGCTGACTCAATGGAAAAACAGGACTTCGTATTAGGTCCACGATCTAAATGAATGTAAAAGAAACACTAACCATTCTCTCAGAAGAGTGCGCGGAAGTAATACAAGCTAACTCAAAATTAATTAGATTCGGACCATATGATGAAGATAATATTCACGAACTAGAAAAAGAGTTAGGTGATATCATGGCTATGATACTTATACTTGATTATTATGGCTATGTTTCAACAGAAAAAATAACAGACAATGTTATTCCTAAGCTTACTAAACTTAAAAAGTACAGTAAAATTAAGAATTTGAATAAGATTATCAAGAATTTATAAAACCTATAAATACCTTTATAATTATTCATATAAAGGTCCGATGCAGTCTTTACAAACATTTCTCGAGGGTCGAAATGACCCTTCAATATTCAAAGCAGTTTTTATGGCAGGCGCTCCAGGCGCAGGCAAGTCTTTTGTCTCTGATTGGATGGCATTAGGACCGCAACTTGGCTTTAAAGTAATTAATTCTGATAAAGAATTCAGTCGTTATATGAGAGAAGCAGGCCTTACCGATGATAAAGGCGCAGTCATTATTGACCCTAAAAGATCTTTCGAACGTGATGTTGTACGCACGGTAGCAAAACGACATACTGCAGCTATCCAAAGACATGCTTTAATTGGTAGATTAGGTCTTGTTATTGATGGTACAGCTGCAAATGCTACTAAAATAATAGCGCAAAAGAAAAAGTTAGAGTTACTTGGTTATGAATGTGCTATGGTTTATGTTAATGTTCCTTTGAAAATGTCAATAGCAGCAGACAAACAGCGTGGTGAAGAGGGTGAAAGAACTATTGGAGCAGAACTTGTTACGGCTAAATACAATGAATTAGATACAGGTATACCTAAATTAATAAAAGCATTTGGTTCAGCAACTACTGGGTTCGGGCCTAGGCCTAGTAAATCAATGTTTTTTATAGTAGATAATACAGTAAGAGAAAAAACACCAAGTCTAATTAGAAAGGTGTTAGGTGAGATTACTAAATGGGCTAAAAAATTGCCAAAGAATAGGGCAGCAAAACTATGGATGAAGAATAACTAATGTTAAATTTTAAAGAACAAGTAAATGAAACAACTGGCATGCGCTTAGTCGATCTTCTTCCGAAGAAGATTAAGCGTCTGATATACAGAGTTGCACATCAAGACAAATATAAAGGTGCTTTGCTTATGATAAAGCATTTAAGACAAGATCCTGATGTAATCTCAAGAGGCTTAACTAAACACCAGATTCAAAATATTGCTGCTGACCATTTTAAATTAGATCATAGAGAGTTTGCAAAGATACTCAATCGTCAAACAAGATACGAAGAAGCTCCTCCAGGAATGGCAGACACCGTCAAGAAATTTAAAGCTGATGGTATGGATGACGAGACGGCATTCGCACTTGCTTGGTCTATATATAATAAGAAAGAGGATGAGGTAGTACAATTATCAGAGGCAACAACTAAAGCCTCTACGTATTTTGAGTGGGCTCTTATTGCTATGATTAATGATAAGTCAAAAGACGAAGGCGACTTTATTCGTAATATGAAAAGAGATAAAGGTTATACCGCTTGGTTTAAAGCTACAGATAAAAAATGGAATCAAAATCAATCAGATCATTATGAATTCTCTAAAAAATTAAAGAGTATTACAAGATCAAAGACCGCCGAATCAGCTGGTCAATCTTCTCCATCGACTTCAGCTATGTGGAAAGACGTTACTGGTAAAAGCAAAGATACTTCTAAAGCTGATATTAATATAGGTTCACACAAAGTAAGTGTTAAAGGTACACAAGCCCGGTTAATGTCTGGTGTTAAAGAGGAAAGTCTTGCTACACTATATGCAGCATTTGATACTATAGGCGTGGATAATCTCGGCCAAAACTTAGAAAAAATAGTAAATGAATTTGTGTCAAAGGTTAGAACGGTTGGTGATGAAATGACTTCGACAGCTATCAAAGAAAAAGATCCTAAAACATTATCTGCAGAAAATAAAGCAGCATTTAAACAATTAGAAACACAAGTTCAAGTTAAAGCTAAAGCTGAAACTGCATTTAAAAAAGCATTTGCTAATAGGGAATTCGCTGATGCATTTGCTTGGGAAGCTATGAGTGGTGAAAAGAAATTTGGTAATGGTGAAGGTACAGCTGATGCAATGCTGGTCTGGCCATATGATCTAAGAAATATTGCATGGTATCCTGCCTTAAGTCTTAATCATAAGTATGTTAAAAAGGTTTCAGGTCAAATGAAGTTCTCAGCTAATGTTAAATCAGCAAGCTATAAAAAGAAAAATAAGAAATATGGTTATGCTATATCACAAGTTGTTGACTTAGCTTTTAAAACTGCTGATTCTGAATTTGATATTGCTAAGAATGAGAGTATAGAACAAAGATTAGATCTAGAGACTATGTTACAAGAAGGTAAAATTGATGAAGCAAAGTTATTAGATAAGCTTAAAGGTATTTGGGAAAGATTAAGGAATGCAATAGCAACAGCATGGGCTAAGTTAATGAATGCAATTACTAATCTTGCCCAACAAATAAGAGATGCAATTGATGGTGGTTTAGATACTTTACTAGATGCATTTGAATTAGAACCAGTTATCAAATTTAATAACAATATAAAACTATGAATCTAAAGAAACACATAGCAGAAGCTAAGAATACTCACATGACTCACATTGAGGACATGGTGATTGACGGTGGTGTACAAGGAGCACGGTCAGCTATCTTCGCATTACGTGATTTAAGAGACATGTTAGCTGGTCATTCGAATGACACTAAGCAAGTCACGGTCAAATGGGATGGTGCACCAGCTGTATTTGCTGGTATCGACCCGAGTGATGGTAAGTTCTTTGTTGCAAAGAAAGGAATATTCAATAAGAATCCTATGGTATATAAGAGCGTTAAAGAAGTTAAAGCCGATACCTCTGGAGATTTAGCAGCAAAACTCACAATAGCATTTCAAGAATTAAGTAAACTTGGTATTAAACAAGGAGTCTACCAAGGTGATATTATGTTCACTAAAAAAGACTTAAAGAAACAAACAATTGACGGGAGGAAGTATGTAACCTTTCACCCGAACACTATAGTATATGCAGTACCCGTTGAAGCAGCAAAAGATATTATGAGAGCAAAGATTGGCGTAGTGTGGCATACTTATTACTCAGGCGCAACCTTTGAAAAAATGAATGCATCCTTTGGTGTAACCATTGGATCATTTAAAACAGTCCGAACGGTATGGCAAAAATCAGCCAACCTACCAGACATATCTGGTTTAGCCACACTAACTAAAAGGGACACAGATGAAATTACGAAACATATATCAAACGCAGGAAAGCTCTTTCAAAAGATCTCTGCCAATACGCTTACTGACGTATCTACAAATACGGATATTAATTTACTTATTAATACCTTTAGAAACACGAAAGTTAGATCGCAAGATGAAGTTACTAACTCAGCAAGATACGTACAAGAGCTCATTAGCTGGATCGAAGATCGATATAACACAGAAAAAGAGAGACTTAAAAGCGATGCTGGCAAGGATAGGAAGGAAGAAGCGAAGCTTGCAGCACTAGAATTCTTCTCAGATGAGAACAAAGATGGGCTTATAAGTATGCTTGATATGCAAAACGAGCTAGTAATGGCTAAGAAAATGCTATTAAAGCATCTTGACAGCATGGATAGTATAAATACTTTTATAAAGACTAAAGACGGTTTTAAAGTAACAGGCGCTGAAGGATATGTTGCTATAGATCATTTAACTAATGGTGCTGTTAAGATTGTGGATAGGATGGAATTTTCTTATAATAACTTTAGCAAAGATATAATAAAAGGATGGGAGTCCGAGTCACGATGAAGACATTAAAACAAATAATGAACGAAGCGTATACTGGTAATGCCAGTACGGCTGCATGGATATTGATGACATTGGCAAGTAAAGGTATGGGTATGTATACCAAAGACGAAATTAAAAGAAAATCGAAATTGCCAGATCCTAAAATTTATTATTTTGATGTAAAAATTAATAAGAGAGAACCTATAGAGGGTAGAATTGCAGATACTAGTAATACTGGTTATACACATGAACGTAAAGCTGGCGGACCACTAAATCCAACAAAAGTTAAATACTTTGATTCTGCACAAGCAATAAAAATAGCTTTAAACAATACTAAAGTACCAGAAGATTTTATAAGAGATTTTTTAAGTAATGACTTTCTTGTAAGCCCACGAGCTATATTAGTAACCAAAAATGGTAAAAAGGAGAAGTTATAACCATGAAATTAATAGACAAATTAGTAAAAGAGTTTACCTCAATAAATGAGGCTAGACCAAAAGATAATCATAGATGGAATGCTAACGATGAGATATCAACTATGAATTACATCTACAAAGATTTTAAAAAAGAATTAGGTAGAGATCCAGGTAAACCATATATGGACGATGATGCATTAGTAGTAGGTGATGAGACTGTGCTTAATGTTAAAGACAACACATCAGTCGGTGATATGAAAAAAGCAGTAGGAGCATGGGTTGCAAAAAATGCAAAGGCAGCACCTGGTGAAACTAAGTTCGGTAAATTTAATGTTAAGTTACCTACTGAATTAGGTGGAGTACTTGGTAATAAAGCAACTAAGCTTGAAAATCCACGTGCGGTATTAAAGACCGATGTTGACAGCGCGAAAGAAATTCAACGTGTTGTGAAAGGCAAAGGTGTTAAATTCCGTATGATGAAACGTAAAGATCACGTTGCTGTATATCTTGACTTCGATGACGGTAAATTAATGCAAGATGCACTGAAGAAAATAGCAAAAATTAAATAGGAAAATAATATGTCAGTAACTGTAACAGCAGCATTGAGAGATATGCAAGAAGCACAAGAACTAAAAGAAAAATGGAATGAAAAGGTTTCCCTTAAAGGCTTAGACCAATTCCGCGCGATGTATAAAACATGGTTAAAATCTGGAGTTGATCCAAGATTTATTAAAGCAATGGAAAAATTATATGACGATATGGTAATTGGCGGCATGTATTCTTCTCGTAGTGCTGAAGATGCTGGCATTCTAAAAATCGACGGCAAAACCAAATATAAGAACGCGAACTGGTAATGTCACTGCATAGCTTTAAAGAACACCTTCTCAAAGAGGCCGCAGCAAAAACGGTCACAGTAAACTTTGGTCGTTTCAATCCTCCCACTATCGGTCATGAAAAACTACTAGATATTAGTATGTCCAAAGGTACCGGTGACCATAGAGTATATGCATCCCAAACCGCAGGCAATAAAAAGAATCCATTAGATTGGAAGACTAAAATTAAATTTATGCGTAAGATGTTTCCTAAGCATGCAAGACATATCCTTATGGATAAGAAAATTAAAACAATTTGGGATGTAGCAGTTACTTGTTATAAAGATGGATATACAGAATTCGAATTAGTTGTTGGTGATGACAGACACCAAGAATTTGTTAAACTTTTAGATGATTTTAATGGTAAAAAAGCTAGACATGGATTTTATGAATTTGATGTAATAGATGTTATAAGCGCTGGTGTAAGAGACCCAGATGCTGAAGGTGCTGAAGGTATGTCAGCTTCCAAGATGAGAGCCGCTGCTGAAGACAATGACCTAATTGCATTTACTAAGGGTGTACCAAAGAAATTTAAAGATGCCGAGGGACTAATGAAAGCAGTTCAAGCCGGCATGGGTATAAAGGAATCAAAACCTTATAGACATATCAAATTAAAGAAAACTTCAAATCTAAGAGAAAAGTTTGTGGCTGGTAAACTGTTTAAAGTGAATGATCCGGTTGTAACTAAAGGTGGCAGAGAGGGTGTTATAGATACATTAGGAGCTAATCACGTTAAGGTGAAATTGAAAGAATCAGAAACATTTAAAACATTCTGGTTACAAGATATAATTACTACATAAGGAGAAAGTATGGCATTAAGAAGAGTAGGCGCGTATGCAAATAGTATTGCAACACCACGTGGTATTGTTAGTGTGGAAGGCCAGTTATTAATAGCTAACGATGGCACTAGATACATCCATAGCCAAGAGTTTATGGATAAATGGAATGGATTAAGCTCGGACTTACCAGCGACTGGCGATACAACTACCAGTAGCGCTAGTCCAAAACCAAAAGCAAAGGTAAAGAAAAAGAAAAAATCTTGGTTTAAAAAATAAAGTATAAATATATATTATGGAATTGACTAAGAGTAACTTCGAGTTATATGCTGCAAAGCATTATCAGAAAGATAAGTGGGCAACTACAGAGGATTTCAAGGAAGATATATCTAGATTTAAGTATATTAACCGGCTTGTCAATAGATATTATCGTGATGACGATTTAAAAGAGCGATTAATACTAAACCATATTATTATATTAGGTAATGTTTTAGGACCTAAGATCTGTGCAGAGATACTAATGTGCAAGACGCATGACGTATTAAAAAGTACAGTTAAAACATTTCTGGTTTATTTGAACTATTTGCCAGAAGAAGAGTTTGTCGAGGTCCCATTAGATGTAACAATTATAGATGTATTAAGGAAGCTATGAGTCAATATTTAAAAGAGAGTGCTGTAGATTTATTCATTACGTATAAGTTTCTTCGCTTACTTACAACACCTTGGAAAAAGACCGATGCCTATAAGGAAGGTGTAATTGACGATAGAGGTAAGTTACTTGTTAAGGGTGACATACAATCAAACTCTCAAAAGAAAACTTATACGGTATTTCATAAGTTAGTATTTAATTTAAAAAGAATTTTAGAGAAGGTACCATTCGGTAAATCTAGAATAGCTTCATATGCTGCTGCATTGTTTCTCCTTAGGGAAGAGACTGGCATGGCAGAAGAAGATATGCTTAAAGTATTACAAGACTTAGGTCATGATACTTCACTTGACTTAAATGAAGACTTCAAGAACCTTGAAGAAGGTCAACACATCCTGAATCACGAAGGATACAAAGGAACGGTTGTGCATTTAGAATCAACAAAGCCAGTTGGATACTTCGCTGGTGTTCCTATATATAATACCAAAGAAAACATTTTTATATCTGTTAATAACATACTGTAATACATAATTTAATTGGAGTGACATGACGTCTATCTTTGTAACGAAGCGTAGCGGCGAGACTGAGCCGTTCAATATTAATAAAATCCACCGAGTTCTTGAATGGGCGTGTCAAGACTTAGTTGGGGTATCGGTCTCTGAAATAGAGATGAGAGCCAATGTTCAAGTATATGAGGCAATGGAATCTGTTAAGATCCATGATCTCTTAATCAAATCAACATCCGAACTAATAAGTGAAGCAACACCTAACTATCAGACTGTTGCAGCAAGGCTAATCAATTATAAATTAAAGAAACTTGTATATGGTGACAAGGACCCATGGCGATTAAAAGATATTATTGACCATAATATTGATGCTGGAGTCTATGATGCAGATATATTAAACATGTATTCTGATGCTGAATTAGATTATATTGATTCGCAAATAGTAGATCATTCACGTGATGATGACTTCACATATGCTGGTATGGAACAAATGAGATCCAAGTATTTGGTACAGAATAGATCAGATGGTACCATATACGAAACGCCTCAGGTATTATATATTATGATTGCCATGACATTATTCGGTAGATATAATGGTAGGCGTATAAAGTTTATAAGAGAATTCTATAATGCTATATCACAATTCTATATCTCATTGCCAACACCTATCATGGCTGGTTGCCGAACGCCTACAAGACAATTCTCGTCATGTGTAGTCTTAGAATCTAATGACTCATTAGACTCAATCAATGCAACATCAACTTCAATCGTTAAATACATTTCAAAGAAAGCCGGCTTAGGAATTAATGCTGGAAAGATTAGAGCGGTTGGTAGTAATATTGGTGATGGTTCTATTGCACATACTGGTCTAATACCATTCCTCAAATTGTTTCAAGCATCGGTCAAATCTTGTTCTCAAGGTGGAGTGCGAGGTGGTGCCGCAACTGTATATATGCCTGTTTGGCATTATGAATTTGAGGATCTTGTTGTATTAAAAAACAATAGAGGTACTGAAGAGAATCGTGTACGTAATATGGATTATGCATTTCAGTTTAACCAGTTAATGTATGAACGACTATTAGAAGGTGGCAAAATAACATTCTTCTCACCTAATGATGTCCCTGGATTGTATGATGCATTCTTTGAAGATCAAGATAAATTTAAAGAGTTATATGAAAAGTATGAGAGGTCATGGAAAATCCGTAAGAAATCTCTACCAGCCCTCGAGGTATTCTCTCAATTCCTAACAGAACGTAAAGAGACTGGACGAATATATCTACAAAATGTAGACCATGCAAATACACATGGGGCATTTATAGAGAAACAAGCTCCGATACACCAGTCGAATTTATGTTGCGAAATCGATCTGCCAAGTCACGGATTAGAATCATATGACGATACAAGTAAAGGTGAGATCAGTTTATGTACTCTTTCAGCAATTAATTGGGGTCTAATAAATGACCCACGTGATTTTGAAAAGTATTGTGAGTTAGCAGTACGTTCTCTTGATGCTCTCCTTGACTATCAAAACTATCCTGTTGTTGCGGCAGAAAGATCCACAATGAACCGCAGACCACTAGGTGTAGGCATCATAAACTTTGCCTACTTCTTGGCGAAGCGTGGGCTGAAGTACAATGAGGAAGCCCTTGCCACCGTTGATATCTACGCAGAAGCATGGTCATATTATCTCATAAAAGCTAGTGCAGATCTAGCAAAAGAGAAGGATTGTTGTTATAAAAATCTCGAGACTAAGTACGGGCATGGTATCTTGCCGATAGATAGCTATAAACCCGAGGTCAATGAATTAGTCAAACATAAGGAAAGAATGCCTTGGAAGGCGTTACGGGCGCAGCTTTTGAAATCCGGCATAAGAAATTCGACATTAATGGCTATTATGCCCGCTGAAACCTCGGCCCAGATAGGTAATGCTACAAATGGTATTGAACCACCTCGTGCATTAGTATCATATAAGCAATCGAAGGACGGAGTTATGGCACAAGTTGTACCACAAATCCATAATCTTAAAAACAAATATGATCTATTATGGGACCAACCTGGACCAGAAGGTTACTTAAAGATCATGGCAGTACTTCAGAAGTATGTTGACCAAGGTATATCAGTAAACACCAGTTATAATCCAGCACAATATGAAGACAATAAAATACCAATGTCTGAGATGATGAAGGACTTAATTACCTTCTATAAATATGGTGGTAAACAATTATATTATTTTAATACTAATGACCTGACAAATGAAGATGAGTCACAATTAGGAAGAGAGGATTTTAGCAGTGATAAAGAATATGATGACTATTGTGAAAGCTGTGTTTTATAATGAAAATATTAGGAATATCTGAAGGAAGCCACGATGCTTGTTGGTGCTTAATTGAAGATGGCGAGATACTAGAAGCTCACCATCAAGAAAGACATGATCGTATTAAAAATTCTAAATGGTTAGATGCTAGCCTACTCCCAAAAGCCGATGTT